CCATGACTTCATTAACTCTAAAGTCACAAGGGTCGCTTGATGGTGCATAAAGCTTTGTGTGTCATTACATTCTTTAAGAACGTGATGTACAGCTTCTATTACCTCATCTATTTCATATTTCACTGTCTTACTTGGTTTTGTGGTTGTGTTCCATAAAAGTCTTGAAACTTTTTCTCAACATCTTTTCTAAACGCTGGTGACTCTTGATACCTTGGGTCTTTAACTAATTCTTCTAATGCTTCTTTAGTAGTGTTGTCTACTGATTTAACATTATCAGGAGCTGACACATCGGTCTCTCTTAACATACCACGCATCTTTTCTAATATTCCAAAGCCTTCTGCTGTGATTGCTAAACCTTGCAATGTTTCAAATTCTGCTTCATCAAAATTATTTTTAGCCCAAGCTGTAAAATCATTGATACGTTGAGGAGCGTCTTTACCCATACGCTTTATTTCATCTTCAATTGCTGGCTGTGACTCCATTAAACCATTAGCATAGATACCTAAAAGCTCTGTGTGTCTTTCTTGCGATAGTCCAGCTTCAGCAGCCCATTCATTAAAACTAACAAGCATTGGGTCTTCAGCATCTATCTCAGCATCCATACCTTCAGGTAGTTCTACTTTATAACCATCTTCAGGTGAGCCAGTAAATGCTCCTAACTTAGACTCTAGTCCAGCATAAGCTTTAGCTTGGTCAGCTACTGTTTTATATTTACTAGACTTAAACCACTCAGGAGCTTCTCCTTCTCCTTTAACATCTTCTGACATCATCCAGCCTTCACTAACAACCTCTGTAGTTTCAGTAGTCTCAGTTGATTCTGTTGTAGCTTCTGCTTCAGGTGCTACTTCCTGTTCACTTAATATTGTTTCTTCACTCATTCTTTGTCTCCTTGAGGTAAGTAATCGCCATTCTCTCTACGTTTTATGGCATTTTGTATAGTGCGAATCACACTGTTTTGCCCCTCTCTGTAATAACCTTGTTCAGCTGGCTGAGTAGGTACACAAACAGGAGCTTTAATATAACGCTCCTCCCAATGACTTAAAACTTTCTTACCATCAGGAGTTTTAAATAGACGAGCTATCATTGCGTCAAAGTCTTTATCCACTCATCTGCCCCATAACTTGTTGAGCCATTTCAGGGTTCTGAGCTGCTGCTTCTGCTGCTTGAGCCATTGCTGCCTCTTCTTGCATCTGCTGCTTCATAGCTTCCCTTTCTTCTTTATCTCTAACTAAGTCAGGGTCAACACCAAGCAGTTTAGCGATATGCTCTGGGAACGCTTCAAGGTCAAGACCAATTCTTACAGCATCTTCACCAACCATCATTGCAAACTGAACGAACTGAGCGAGCTTATTAACCTCATCCATATCTTGTTGTTGTGCTAGTGGTGAGATAACTTTAATCTCAACTTCTTTGTTTCCTACCTTAATTGGAGCAACTTGTCCGTTACGCTGAAGAATATCAATAGCTCTTTTAACTAGCTTGTTAATAAATTCCATTTGCAATCGACCAAAGGATGAACCAATGTCTGACATAAGCTCTTGCTGTCTAATAGACACTTCAGTAGCTGACTTAGTTGGTCCTTCCATTGGACCAAGCTGGTCATGAAACAATGCTTTCTTAATGTTTTCTCTAAGGTCTTGTAGTATTAACTCACTGACATTAAAGTTACCACCAGACTGTAAAGGCGATAAAGAACCTTCAGCTGCTACTGGTATAACTGCTCCAGACTTAATGTTGACTGTCCAAGGATTAAGAACACCATCATCCACAGCTGTGTACACTCCAACAATCTCTTTCTCAGCATTCTTCAGTACAAACTTAACAACCTCATTAGCTGTCTTGATGTCAGGTAGTGCTGTCATGATAGGACCACGACCATATCTTTCACCAGCCACCTTAGACCAACGAAACACAATCCAAGGCGATACTTCAAAGTAATCCTCAAAGATAACGTGTTTAGTGTTCTCTTCAATAATGACATATTCGTATAGCTTTTTATCTGGATTGTAAACAGTAGCTTCAATGATTGGTACTAACTCATCTGGCTTAGTCTGCATCATTTCCATAACTGCTGTTGAGCATTTGCCTTTCTTCCAAACTTGTTTAATGTTACGAGCTGGATGTGAATGTAACCTAAAGACAGTTTCAATTGTTCCATGAGGGCCATCTTCTACTAACAACTCTTTCAATGGCACAGCTGTAAACTTGAGTAAGTCATCACCTTCACCTTCATCTAACAATAAAGCTCCAGTTCCTACAGCTAAGTCAAGAAATGATTCATGTACTTCAGTTGCTAGGTTTGATTGATTAATATAACTAAACAAAGTATCAGTGACTTGTTCAAGCTGCTTATCTATCTTGCCAGCATACTCATCTGGAATACCAGTACCAGCAGATAGCTTAGCCCACTTCTTAAATGGTGGAACAAGAGTTGACTGTAGTCTTGATGCGAACCTTTGTGTTCCTATCAATGCTGTTGAGTCATATATCTTTGTATTCTTTTTAGAACCTTCAGTGTATTGGTCGAACACCTCTCTTTGAGGTAGAGCGTACTCATAACACTCTTTCCAATGCGACTCCCATGATGAGCGATGTTGTTTAGCTACTTCATATCGTTTCATTAAAGCAGCCACACCCTCTGGGCTTTTCTTATATGTTGGCATAATTTATCCTAATGTGTCTGAAAGTCCTCTTTCATCATTTTCTTTAGAAATTAGAAGTGATTTACCTCTTCTTCTACGCTTACCAGCTTTAGTTGTGTCTTTTTCAACTTCTTCTTCATACCTTAAAGTTCTATTTCTGTTGGCATCAGCTTTAACTTCTGCTTCAGATTTAACTGGTTTTGCTACTGGGGCTGGTTGTGACTTCTTTTTGCTAAAACCAAATGTTAATTTTTCCTCTAACCATTCTAGGTTGTAACGAGGTAATATATATTTCATGTACTTCTCCTTTGTATATAGTTGTGTAATTGCTTGGGTGTTACGACCCAACCAGCTTTTATGCCTAAGAGCTGCTTACATACTGTTACGCATGTCAAGATTCCCCTAGGTATAAACTTATCTTTAATTGTTTTCTTATATCGAATGACTGTCCAACCAGCTTGTTTAAATATTTGTGGAACATCGTCTTCACTTGTATAAGGGAGAATTGTTATTTCTAAGCATTGCCCTAATGGGTCAACTAAAAACCAATTAAATCCATCCCATTTAAAAGCACAACAATGTCTGAAACCTTTTTGGGTAAATACATCCCAGAAATGTCTGTTGTCTGAATCACCAAAGGCTATGTAATAATCTACTTTCATACCCAAAAGCTTAGTGGATAAAACGCATCTAACCAAAAGCATATCCAAACAGTTGCTAAAGTATTGGCAGATATTAATAGTGCTGTTATGTATCTCATGCTGTTAACCAACTTATGTTTGCTTGTGGCTGCCCTATTCTTTGTTGTTTGCTTCTGTCTCTAAAGGCAATGGCAAAATATCTGAAGGCATCTGCGTAGTGACTTGACCAATCGTGGAGTGGATGTGGTTTGTATATACCCTTCTTTTCATCGAACTCTTTCCTATACCTTCTGAGTGCTTGTAAGCCATCCTTTGTATTCGTCTTCTCAAAGTAACATTTGGGTAGTATGGCCCTCGCTGCATGTATTCCATCCTCTATTGTTAACTTTCGCACAACTCTAAAGTGTATGCCTAACTTACGAGCTGTCTCTAGTCTGGACTTACCAGTGCCTAACTCCCTTACTTGAATATCATGTGGAGCGTAATGCTCACCAAACACTGATTGATGCTTAGCTCGCCAATCATGAAGCCAGTTAATGTAGAACTGTAAACCCTCACCTTGGTTCTCATAACAATCAACTACACGTATCTCCATACCAATTTGCTGTACTAGCCAAATACAAGTAGAATCGCTGACTCCTAAATCCCAGTACGTATCTACAGGAATGTTAGGCTCAACTTTAAAGTCTATTATTTGGTCATTAGGTATGAACTTGGCAAAATAAGCACCATCCCTGTTAGATAGCACCTCTCCTTCCCACACATGATTGTATAGGTCCTCATTCTTATTCTTTAGATAAAGCCTTTCCTTCTCTAACTCTTCTGGAAACCATGGGTTCTGGTTGTAGTTGACCTTTTTTACATAGGCTTCAGGTGGAGGATTAACAACAAAGCGTTGGTATGTGTCATCCATCTCATCATTAGGATTAAAGCTTACCCATATCTCAGAACCTTTCTTTCTGACAGTAGGTATCAATGTCTCCCATGATGTGTAAGATACAGATTCTGCTTCCTCAACCCAGCAAATGTCTAATCCTTCATAAGACTTAACCTTAGTAATATTGTTACTTAAACCTAAGAATAAGAAGCGTGAGCCATTCTTTCCTATAATTTGTGACTTCTGTACGTCAAAGAAGTCTGTCAGCTTCAATCTTTGTATTGTGTCGTTCAAAAGTTGTAAGACTGAATCGGATATAGAACGCTGTATTTCTCTGGCACATAATATTCTCGTTGGTTCTTTAAAAGCTCTAAGCACTAACAGCTGTGCTATCGAAAAAGACTTGCCACTACCTCTGCCTCCATAGACTACTTTATATCTTTTTGGCTCAAGGAATGGTGTGAACTCTTTAGTGAGCTTTAAATCAATCTTCATGAATATCTTTTTCTATGTGTACGAAGCACATGGTCGTAC